GCCATTTTGTCCGCGCTGATTAGCTCTTGCTCTTTTATTTACATTACGCCCGGAGAAGATGGCATGCCGCGCTTGCAGGTCATCGATGGCGCTAACGCGACCGGCATTATTGACCCGATCACTGGATTATTGACAGAAGGCTATGCGGTGCTATCGCGCGATGATTATGGCAAGCCAATACAAGAAGCATACTTCCTGCCTGGCATCACAGACTACATCGAAAACGACACAGTGGATCGTCGAGAAAATAACGCGCCATATCCTTTGCTTGTGCCGATCATACACAGACCAGACGCGATCCGCCCATTTGGCAGGTCGAGAATATCGCGATCCGCTATGTATTATCAAAAATACGCGAAGCGCACGCTGGAACGCGCCGATATAACAGCTGAGTTTTACAGTTTTCCGCAGAAGTATGTTGTAGGGCTATCGCAGGATGCGGAGTTGATGGACACTTGGAAAGCTACGATATCCAGTATGTTACAGTTTACGAAAGACAGTGATGGCGACTCTCCAAAGCTTGGACAATTTACGACGCAATCCATGTCTCCGTTCGTCGATCAATTCCGGATGGCCGCGGCAGGCTTTGCAGGAGAAACAGGCTTGACGCTTGATGACCTGGGCTTTGTCATGGATAATCCGTCGAGCGCTGAGGCAATCAAGGCCAGCCATGAAACGCTAAGGGTTGCGGCCAAAAAAGCGCAACGCAATTTTGGATCAGGCTTTCTAAATGCAGGATACTTGGCGGCTTGCCTGCGCGATAACTTCCCTTACCAGCGCCGGCAATTTTATCTGACAACTCCAAAGTGGGAGCCTGTGTTTGAGCCGGATGCTTCGACCATGTCGCTTGTGGGCGATGGCGCAATCAAGATCAACCAGGCGATACCGGGCTACTTCGATCGCGAAACGTTGCGCGATCTGATTGGTATCAAGGGGGCCGATTAACATGGCAGTTGATATTGTGCCGGAACTGCTGGAGAGAATACAAAAAGATTTTAACACATCATTTACCAGCGATCCTACGATTAAACGGATCGGAGAAATGATCGCAAACGGAACAGCCACATATGCCGATGCTAATAACTACGCTATCAAAACTGGGGAGATTTTAGCTAATGCTTTTAAAAGGCATATATCCGGCGACATTTTGCCGGACGGGCGCATGTATTTTAACATAGCGGATCGCATACTCAACCCGACGTTAGGCAATAACCATGAACTGATCGCCAAAGCATCAGCGCAAATACAGACTGCGTTAAACCATGCAGCAGGTATGGGGATTAAAGGATTGGAAGCGCCATTAAATACGAATCGCGTAACAGGACTTATCAATAGAATATCACGCGAAGAAAACTTTGACGCTGTGTCATGGCTGCTGGATGAGCCTGTTATTAATTTCAGTCAAAGCATCGTAAACGATACGGTCAAGATCAACGCAGATTTCCACGCGCAATCCGGACTGATGCCGACAATAATACGTATAGCAAATAGCGATGCATGCGAGTGGTGCCAGGAAGTAGCAAAGGAATATAAGTATCCAAATGTGCCGGCTGACGTATGGCGAAGGCATGAACGATGCAAGTGCGCGATCATATATGCGCCGGCAAAGGGCAAGGCTGAAACGCTGACAGGCATAGGTAAATCGTGGAGGTAAAACGTGAGGTGACAAAATGCGCATCGGCAATCAGGAACCGACAGATAAATTATACCTAAACTATGCTGAAAGCCGATATAATGAAGCCATAGAGTTATACGCGAAGACCGGACGAACAATACAGGAGTGGCAAATAAATCTGCTCAAACATATCATGGCCATCAACGAAAATGGGCTATGGACACATACAAAATTTGGATGGGCATTGCCGCGCAGAAATGGGAAAAATGAAATAGTAGCGATCATCGAGTTGTGGGCATTAGAACAAGGCATAAAGGTTTTGCATACGGCACATCGTACTACGACAACGCGTATGGCATGGGAGAGACTGGCAGAGTTTTTGGATATGTCCGGCATAGACGATTATGACTCTTTGCGGGCAATCGGTCGTGAGAACATAGCACGCAACGGTGGCAGAGTCGAGTTTAGGACGCGATCGTCAAAAGGCGGACTCGGAGAAGGCTATGACTTGCTGATTATTGACGAAGCGCAGGAATACACGACAGACCAGGAATCAGCGCTTAAGTATGTTGTTACAGACAGCAGGAATCCGCAGACGCTATTTTGTGGAACGCCACCGACGCCGTTGTCCAGTGGCACTGTGTTTTTGAATCTGCGCGCCAAAGTCTTACGCGGCGAAACCGAAAATACCGGATGGGCAGAATGGGGCGTCGACAAAGTATCCGATCCGAACGATCGCGAATTATGGTATTTGACAAATCCATCGCTTGGGACATTATTTACGGAACGGTCTGTGGCTGATGAAATCGGAGAAGACAAAATAGATTTTAACATCCAGCGCCTCGGGCTATGGCTGCAATATAATCAAAAATCAGCGATAAGCAAGACAGAATGGACAGAGCTCAAGGTCGATAAGATACCGGAATTTACTGGCGGGTTGTTTGTTGGGATCAAGTATGGAAACGATGGCGCAAACGTAGCTGTAAGCGTAGCAGTAAAGACAAAAGATGGTCGGGTGTTTGTCGATGCAAGGGATTGCCAGACAATCAGAAATGGGAATGCTTGGATCATATCGTTTTTGTCCAGCATTGAAACACAGGCCGTTGTCGTGGATGGAGCATCTGGGCAATCGATCTTAGCGTCTGAGATGAAAGATGCAAGATTAAGGCCGCCGATCCTGCCGACCGTAAAGGAGGTGATAAGCGCGAACTCGGCATTTGAACAGGCTGTCTACAAGAAATCGATTTGCCACGCTGGGCAGCCATCGCTTACAGAAGTTATTAGCAACTGCGACAAGCGTCCGATTGGCTCATCTGGTGGATTTGGCTATAGGTCGCAATTAGAAGATTACGACATCGCATTGATGGACAGCGCGATATTGGCGCATTGGGCATGTATTACGGCGAAACCGGTAGTAAAACAAAAGATTAAATATTAAACTTACGTCTGACCGCAGACGCAATATAGCGGCGAAGGAGAATAACATGGCAGAATTTACACCAATTACAACACAGGAAGACTTCGATAAGGCGATCGGCGCAAGACTTGGCGAAGAACGAGAAAAACTCGCCAAAAAACACGCTGATTATGACCAGATCAAAAAGGAAAAGGCCGAGCTTGAAAAGCAACTGGCGGAACTTAACAAATCGCTGGAAAAAGCAAGCGAAAAAGACAAAACAATCGCTGAGCTGACCGAAAAAGTCACATCATACGAACTGACGAGTCTGAAAACTCGCATCGCCTATGAAGTAGGCATACCGTATGAACTGGCAAATCGGTTATCCGGGAATGATGAAAAGTCAATCCGCGCAGATGCTGAAAGCTTGGCAAAATTAGTGCAAAACAAACAACAATTACCGCCGCTTAAATCAACTGAGCCGGCGGCAGGCGATTCGGGCAAACAAGCGCTCAAATCGCTATTAACTGATCTTAGAGGAGGCAAATAAATGACTGTATTATCAAAAGGATCATTATTTCCGGAAGTACTTGTAAGAGAACTTATCAATCAGGTATCTGGTAAGTCTTCACTTGCAAAATTATCAAGGCAGATTCCTGTTGCTTTCAACGGGAACAAGGAATTCACTTTTACAATGGATAGCGAGGTTGACGTTGTCGCTGAGAACGGCCCAAAATCGCATGGAGGCGTAACGGTAACGCCAAAAACGATCGTTCCGATCAAAATCGAATACGGCGCCCGCGTATCAAACGAGTTTATGTATGCAGACGAAGAGGCGGGGCTTGGAATCTTGCAGGCATTTGCTGAAGGATTTGCCATCAAAGCCGCGCGCGGACTTGATTTGATGGCGATGCATGGCGTAAACCCGCGTACTGGGGCAGCATCGACCGTAATTGGCAACAATCATTTTGATGCCGCAGTGACGCAAACTGTTGCATTTAATACTGCCACCCCAGATGCTGATGGCAATATCGAAACTGCTGTTGCGCAGATACAAGCCGCTGGCTATGACGTGAACGGATTGATTATGTCGCCTGCGTTCGCGACTGCGCTGGCAAATACCTTGGTAAGCACGGGCGGGCCAAAGCGTTATCCTGAACTGTCGTGGGGCGCCAATCCAGAAACCATAAACGGATTAAGAACGGATATCAATCGTACCGTTTCTGACATGACATCAGATTCCGGTCGCGCTCTTATAGGCGATTTTTCAGCATTCCGCTGGGGATACGCGAAGGAAATCCCGATGGAAGTTATTGAATATGGCAATCCAGACAACGATGCAGCGGCTGGCGATCTTAAGGGGCATAATCAGGTTTATATTCGCTGTGAACTGTTCATCGGATGGGGCATCATTGCTCCAAATGCTTTCTCACGCATTATAGCTGAGCCGGAAGCTGGCACTTTGACGCTTACATTAACCCCAGCATCAAGTTTAGTAGGCGGAACTAAGGTTGCTGTTACGGAAGAGCTAGGTTCAGGCAATTCATATTTGCTGAAGAAAAATGCGACAGTGCCGCGTCTGAATACGGTTCTTACCGCCGGCGTAGATGGATGGACTGCATATACGGAAGGCGCAGAGATTGCTGCAATAGTAGGCGAAACAATTACTGTCGTTGAAATTACAGCGGCGGGGAAAGTTGTCAAAGGCGGGACCAACGTAGTTGAATCTGGCGAAGTAAAAACTTGATTTCAATCAGTTTAATTTTTGGGGGCCGTCTTGCGGCGGCCTCCATATCTAATAAAAGGCGGTGATTAAATGGCAAGCTTTGCGACGTTAGACGACATCGGGTCTTTGTGGCGTGTTCTAACCGTAGACGAAGCGACCAGAGCAGAAGCCTTGTTGCCTATTGTATCGGACTGCCTGCGCGTCGAAGCGCTGAGGGTCAACAAAGACTTGGACGCCATGGCGCTTGACCCGGCATTTGCAAGCGTTCTGAAATCTGTTACCGTTGACATCGTGGCCAGAACGCTGCTCACATCAACGGAAAATGAACCAATGACACAGACATCGGAATCAGCGCTTGGATATTCATGGTCCGGATCGTATCTTGTTCCGGGCGGCGGTCTGTTTATAAAAAATGCTGAGCTTGCCAGATTGGGATTGCGCAGACAACGCTACGGATCGTTTGAGCCGTTTGGAGTGATTGATGATGTCCCATATTAAAGGCATTACAGTTACCTTGGTCGATCGCGTTCAGACAGGCACTGACCCGTTTGGCAAGCCGATCTATTCAGACGTTGAAGTTGCAGTCGACAATGTATTGGTAGCGCCGACATCAAGCGATGATATTGTGAATACGCTGGAGCTGACAGGCAAAAAGGCAGTATATACATTGGCTATACCGAAAGGCGATGAGCACGACTGGGAAGACAAGGAAGTGCGGTTTTTCGGCAAGCGCTGGCGTGTGTTTGGCATGGCTTTGCAAGGTATTGACGAACTGATCCCGCTTGATTGGAACAAGAAAGTGATGGTTGAGCGATATGAGTAAGAATTTTAAGCTGAACCGCAAAGGCGTCGCAGAATTGATGAAATCAAATGAAATGCAAGCTGTCTTGATAAAAAAGGCAAGCGAAATAAGAAATCGTTGCGGAGACGGATACGAAAGCGATATCCATATCGGCAAAAACCGCGCAAATGCAATGGTCAATGCGGCAACGCCAAAAGCTGTCGCGGACAACATGCGGAACAACACAATATTAAAGGCGGTGAGGTGATGATTGAGCTTGTGATACTAAACCATCTGAAGGCAAATCTTGATGTCGATGTGTACATGGAAGAGCCGGAGATCAAGCCTGCCGAATACGTATTGATTGAAAAGACATCAAGCGGGCGATCTAACAGGCTAGACTCATCAACGTTTGCCTTTCAGAGTTACAGTCAATCGCTTTACGGCGCAGCTGCATTGAACGAAAAAACAAAAGCGGCTGTTGATAGCCTTGTGGAATTGAATGCCATCGCATCAACTAATCTCAATTCAGACTACAATTTTACAGACACAACAACTAAACGCTACCGCTATCAGGCGGTTTATGATATCAAACATTATTAAGGAGATGAAAGAATGGACACAAAAAATGTAACATACGGCAAGCCTGGAGTGGGCGGGGCGATTTATACCGCGCCTCTTTGGGCACCGTTACCCAATGATGCAACGTCCGATCTGGATATAGCCTTTGTGTCTCTTGGCTACATATCAGAAGAAGGTCTAGTCAATGCTAACTCCCCAGAATCTGAATCTATAAAAGCATGGGGCGGCGACACTGTCCTCGTCACGCAGACTGGAAAAGAAGACACGTTTACATATACGTTGATCGAATCCACGAACATAGACGTGCTACGAGAAATCTATGGTGAGGACAATGTGTCAGGAAGTCTTGAGACAGGAATTGAAATCAGGGCAAACGCAAAAG